GGCAACATGTTGCTCAGGCCGGCTCGGTGTAGCTGGGTTCGGTGGGCTCGGTCACGTCGTAGTCACGCTCCCAGCCCTCATTCTCCAGCTTGATGGTCTGGATGGCCACTGCGTTGGCGTTGGCGTCCAGGTCCGGCAGGGCCTGGAACTCCGACACCCAGCAGCGGAACACCTTGTAGGCGAGGGCGAGTTGGCCGGCCTCGTTGTACACCTCGATGATCAGGTCCTTGCGGAAGTCCTTCAGTGACACCTCAGCGCCGAGGCCTGCGCCGAAATTCCACACCTTGTTGGCCCACTTTTCGAACTCTGTGTCGTGGGTAACACCGCGCTCCAGGGTGATGGCCTCGAACTTGGTGCGACCGGGCGATTTGCGTGAGGTGGAGGGGTCACCACCTTCACGATGCTCGACCATCTCGGTGCTGCGCTTGAGGGCGCCGACCTTGCTGATGCCGGCCACGTAGCGGCCATCCCACTTCACCCGGAATTTGAAGTTCTTGTACGGATCGAAACGCTGTGCGTTGGCGCTGAACTGAGCCATGGTCTGGTTCTCCTAGACGTCGATCTGCCCGGCCATCTGCTGCAGCTTGATGACCACGAACTCGGCGGGTTTGAGCGGGGCGAAGCCAACCAGGATGTTCACCACCCCGCGGTTGATGTCGCTCTGCGTAGTGGTTTCACGGTCGCATTTGACGAAGTAGGCATCGCGCGGACTGGAGCCCTGGAACGCACCCTGACGGAACAGGTCCTGCATGAAGGCGCCGATGTTCAGGCGGATCTGCGCCCACAGCGGCTCGTCATTCGGTTCGAACACGACCCACTGGGTGCCGCGGAATAGGCTTTCCTCGAGGAACAAAGCCAGGCGGCGGATCGGTAGGTACTTCCATTCGGAGGCCAGCGAGTCCGCACCCGCCAATGTGCGCGCGCCCCAAACCAGGTGGCCGGCGACCGGGAAGGTGCGCAGGCAGTTCAGGCCCACGGGGTTGAGCACGCCGTTCTGCCGGTCGGTCATGGTGTAGCTGAAGCCCTGGACTCCGGAAAAGGATGCAGCCAGACCTGCGGGGGCTTTCCACACGCCGCGCTGTACATCGGTGCGCGCCATGATCCCGGCGACCGCGCCGCAGGGCGCGAACTCGGCCAGGCGATTCTCGGACAACGGATCGGCCATGCGCAGGCGTGGGAAATAGACTGCAGCGTTGATCGCGAACGCATTTCCCACCGCGTTTCGCAGGTCATTGACACCGGTCTCGGCTTCGTCGATTGCGGTGCTCGGCGTCGCGGTCCAGGCGGCCGGCGGGTCAATGATCAGCAGCGCTCGGCGCGCCTGGCAATAAGTGGCCGCATCGGCCCAGGTTTCTTCGAGCAGGTCGGTGTCGCGCTCGAGGGGAGGGATGCACAGCAGGTTGAACAGGTCCGCCGCGTCCAGCGCGAAGATTCCGGTGCGATCGTCCTCATCGCCGGTGATATTCGTGTCCTCGATCGGATCGCCATCCTCGCCGAGGCTGCCCGCTGCGGTCGCCGTGCCATCGTCGTTGGCGACGGTGAGCGTGCCGTCCGTGGGGCTCTCATCGACGGGCGCGGAGGCCTGGACATTGACCAGCGCCGATTGCTCGTTGAGTACGGTGTCGACGAAACGCGGGCTCAGCGGGTCTACCGACAGATTGCGGAACACCTCCGAAGCAACGGTGACAGTGCCTCCGGGGCGATCCAGTTCTTCGATCAGCAGGTTGAACAGCAGCGTGTCCGCGGTATCGCGCGTCAGGTGATCGACCGTTGCCTGCAGCCGGCTACCCCAAACTCCCGGGCTGGCGGCCTCCAGCAGCAGCGAGCCGGTGGCCGTGGGCAGCTCCAGCGTCGCGGTGACGGCTGCGTTGGCCACGCGAACAATCAGCGCATCGCTGCCACCATGCTGGAAGAACTGCAGCACCGCGTAGCTCATGGTGCTCGGTTGCCATAGGCCGCCGAACAAGCGGGAATATTCCGCGAAGCTCTGGACGCGAACCGGATCATCAGTCGGTCCGCGCAATGCGCGCCCGATGAACGCAGTGATCGAGGTGGCGACGCCGGTAATGCTGCGCACGCCGCTGGGTACTTCTTCGATATAGACGCCGGGGTAACTCAGGTTCGAAGGCATGAGCTGGACTCCTCAGAGAGAATCTGATGCCCGGCCTAATGCAAAGATGGCGCGCATACCGGGCATGGAACTACTCGGTGCACAAGTTGGATCGATGCGGACAATGCGATGCGCGCAATCAGGAAAGACGAGCGTCCAGGCCCAAATGCGGCGGAGAGGAAGTAGCTTTGCTTCCGTCCATGAAGACTAGGCGTCAAACGCGGACTGCAGGAGCCCGATTGGCCATACGGCCGATGAATCTATTTTGACCATAGGTTAGCGAAGCCGGGGCGCAATGCTGTCACTTTGCCAGGCTGACGAGAGGTATGGGATCTGGGCGGGAAACTTAACGTAAGTCACATTATGCGAAGCTTGAAAGCTTGGGCATCGAGCCTCCTAAAACAAAGCATGTAAGTTCGCATAATGGACCGGATTCATGGTGAGCCCCGCCTGGACAATGCGCAGCGCCAGGCGGGTTTCAGCCATAATCCGGATTATGCGACGCCCCCTCGAAATTTCCGCCTATCTGATCCGTGACGCTGAGCTGTATGCCCCAGGCCGCAAGGGCTCTGAGGCTGTCGAGTGGATCCTCTCTGACTACCCGCGCCTTGTTGGTGAGATTCGCAATTTGCGAAAATCTGCCCACGACTTCGCCCAGGAGTCGGCCGAACTGGACCAGCTCGTCGACCAGCTCAAGGCCATCTGTCGCAGAATTCTCGATCTCTGATTGCTAGCACTATTTGCTCGAGCTCGATCGCTCGGTCTGAAAATCCGCTGCATCCCAGCTATCGCCGCTGAGCCTCTTCGCGTGCGCCTGGCTCTCGGGCGCCGCAAAACCACCTTCGCGCCATGATTACCCCTCAGCGTGCAGCAGGGAGCTTGTCAGGGCGATTTCTGATGGTCGACCCGCGCGATTCAGGTATCCGAGGCTCGATCAGGTCAGCCAAGCCCGGCGGAAGATGCTACGGCCGTTGCAGCCGCACGGATGGGTTTTGGCCTGGCGGCGAAGCGGCCAGGGTCCACCATCTCTAATGGTGGACTCTTGTCTCATGGTGAGAATTTTCGATCACTTTTTGCTCAGCGCTTGCGGCTGGGCTTCTGCTTTTTCGACCCGCCCATCTGCTCCATGTACTCGATCACGTCTTTTGTCGTGATCGTATCCAGGTGCTTCCACAGCGTGGCGTTGACTATGTCGGCCTCGGTGATGTTCTCCCGAGTCTCGATGATCATGTTGATGCGGCGCTCTTCCAGTTCGTCAACGAACTGTTCCTTCACCCTGTAGACCTTGCTCACTGGCTCGTTTCCCGGCTGTTTCATGGCGACTCCGTAATTTTGTCACCTGTTGCACTGTTACACGTTACAGCGTATAAAACCGCTTAATCGTAACTTGTAACGGCGTTACAAATGCTCGACCGCATCCACATGTTCATCCCCTTCCTCGACGATGCCACCAATACGCTTGGCACCGTCGAGCGCCCGTTCAAGGTCGTTGACCTGAAGACCCTGGGCATAGCGATGCGCGCCGAAGGTGGTGTGACCATGCGTGATGACGGCGGTTTCGACTTCGAAGGCCTCACCCATGCATGGGAGTCGCTGCCTTCGAGCTACACGCCACTGGCCTTCAAGGTGTTCCATCAGAGCTTAGGTAAACGCCTGATGCCGGGCGTTGAACTGAAAGCCAGTCCTGCAAAGTTGCTCCAGGGCCATAACGTTTTCGGCCCAACCTCGATCCGTAGCGGGGCAGAGGTGATGCTCAAGTGGCTCGCCGGTTCCTATCCGCTGTTGTGGGCTCGCCTCGATCTCAAAGCTATCGAGGTCTACGCCCTGGACTGCACCTACTCGGCGCGGATGCCCAATGAGCAGACCGCCCGCCAGGTGATCGACTTTATGCGCGGTGTGAGCAACGGCCAGACCCGTAACCGTGGCGACAACTACGAAACCACCGCTTACTGGGGCGCCAAAGATGGTCGCCTACGGAAGATCAAGGCCTACCTGAAAGGCCCCGAATTCATGGGTGAGCTTGAGCGTGTTCGCAAGGCTGCTCGAGGCGCTGGCAACCCTGAACCTCGCGAGGATCTGGATAACCATCACGTCCGCCAGTTCAAGGTTAAGCGCCGCGATGAAAGGGCGCCCATGCCCGTTTTGTCTGCCTCACGCACCCTCCGCGTGATGCAGGACCCCAAGCTCCAGGAGTTCGCAAAGCTGCTGCTCCGGATGGAGGCAACCGTCATGCATCGCTGGCTTGAGCGTCGGGAAATCCCGTACCTCCTGTGGCCGCTGTGTGACCACCAAGAAGCGCTGGCAAAGGAGGATCGCTGTTTTATCCAGGAGTGTTTTAGCGCTGTTACTGCTGAGCTGTTCGCGGCCTTTGAAGGTATGACTATGAAGAGAATTGATGACGATAAGGTGCTGGCCGCACTGATTGAGAAGTACACGAAAGTAGGGAAGGGCAGATGGACCGAGGCCAGGGCCGACAAGGCTACCGGCTCCATCATTCCCCGACTCTTCATCCCTGGTAAGTCCAGCGATTCCCATGCCCGCAACCTCTTCCGCACCTACCGATCGATCAAGGATTACGGGTGGGAAGAGACGATGGATTCCATGTCGCGAGCGACGTTCTATCGCCATATCGCAGACATCGAATCGGTGGGTATTTCGAAGGCGATGCTCCAGAACTTGAGCCATCACGACAACGTGCGCAACGTTGTTCCGGTGCTCCAGCTGCTCGCCATCGACTTCGCCAGTCAGCGCCCTGACTGGTACGTCGAGCCTTCTGTGGAGGCTGCCTGATGAAGTTCAACAGCGGCCGCCACATGCCCATTTCCCACGTCATCAGCTGGTCCGCTGGCCAGCTGGTCTTGCTGGTCTTGCTGCTTGGTCCGTGGGTCTTTCTCGCACTTTTCTTAACCGGGCAAATGCCCATCTAAACCCCGTGAGGTAATCGCTATGTCTCTTGCTCTGCTCGGTCTGTGCCACGGCTACCACTCCAGCAACCGCACTGTTGGCCAAAACCAATTTACCGATCACGTCGTGCTTATCGAGGTTGAACAGCTCAACCAATTCGGCATCCCCGAGGTGAAGACCGTACAGGTCAAGCTCTCGAAAAAGCACATGGAACTCGGCGTTAACAACGCCTGGAACCAGCTGAAAGGCAAGGCCGTTTCCGTCCCCGTTTTCGTCGGTGCCTGGGCTTCCAAGGCCGGTAACTCCGGCTATGACCTTTGGCTGGCCGGCGACGGCAAACCGCTCAACCTCCAGGCCGTCAAGGCCGTAGCTGCCGCCAGCTAAGGGGAGGGCGCCGCCGTGATCATCCTGGGCCGGATCGTCTGCAACTTCTGCGGTCGCGATATGGGCTACGTCTTTGCCGCCCTGGATGTTCACGCCTGCGCTGAATGCATTGAGCAAGGGGGGGAGGGCTGATGGCCTTTCAGCTCACTTGCGACGGCACCGTTTCGGTACTCCCGGACGGCTCGCCGACCTGTTCCGGTGTCTGGATTCTCGTCCAGGCGCCAATCCCATTCAGCCTCGATCAACTGGACCCATCGCAAGTGGGCCTGATGATCGGTGCTGGATACGGCGCTGTTCTCTCGGTCTGGCTCACCAGCCGAGGGATCAGGGCACTTCTGGAGCTGCTGCGTACGCAGTTCCCGCACTGACCACACGAGGAAGCACAAGCATGAAGTACATGAACACCGCTCGCAAATTTGGCCGCAAGCTGGCCATCGCTGCACCCCTGGCCCTGGTTTCCGCCGGTGCCTTCGCTGCTGACCCGACCACCCTGGCCGAGCTGGCTGGCGTCGTTACCACTGAGATGGCTCCCGTTAAAACAGCGCTGCTGGCTATCGGCGCGATCCTCGTCGGCATCGCCGCTCTGCTGTTCGGTATCTACAAGGTCGTCAGCATGTCCAAAGGCGGCCGTTAACCCTGGGCAGCTGGAACAAGGGGACTTCGGTCCCCTTTTTCTTAGGAGGTGCATCGTGCTGGAACTATGGAACTTAGTGTTTTTCTGCTTGGGCGTTCTTGCGGGCGAATTAACTCTGCGAGGGCTTTGATATGCGCGCTTATTACTTGCTACTGCTGATAGTTCTCTCTCCAATAGTTCAAGCGGAGACATACTATTGGAAGCACTCTCAGTATCCGGCTAAATTCCCCAATGCTGACGCAGCCTGTCAGTATTACCGTACAACTGTTGGTAATTGCACCGCTTTAACTGCGTGCATGAATGAAGCTCCTAGCAATAACAAGGCTGTCGCAACAAAGCTTACTGAGGCTTCATACAAGTGCGAGATTTACTCCCAGCCATCTGGCGTGAAGTATCACAGCTTTGTTGTTCAGCGCTTTGGCGATACATGTCCCCCTGGTTCGACATATAACACTGGAACCGGCCTTTGCGACTATTCGGTGTGCCCCCTTGGTCAAGAGCGTGACGCTACCGGTGTTTGTGTTGCAAAAGCATGTACGCAAGATTCATCGGGCGACCCTATTGTTTTTTCTCCGTCGCAGAACAAGTGCACGAAGTATTACAACTTGCAGGACCAGGAGGCTTGTTCGTTTCTTAGTGGTAAGCCTTCGCACCAGGAGCAAGAATACTTTTCGAATGACCCAAGCGGTGCCTCTCAGATCACTGATCCCGCAAGTAAGTGCGGCATGAATATGACTGAGGGTAAGTGCACCACTAAGACTAACGGCCTCCATAAATGCGTTGGCCGAGGCGTATATGACGGCACTTTTAATCCCGAAGGAACTAAGAACATCCCAAACACCTGCCCAAACGGTCAAACGGACTGTACTCAAAAGCCCCCTGAGGAGCCGCCACCCCCAGACCCCAAACCGGAGAAGACTCAGGAGAGCAAGCCATGCGTATATGCCCCCTCTGGCGATGGATTGGCTTGCCAGTCGACGCAAAAGACCGAGACCGAAGGTACTAAGAGCTGTGGCACTGTAAATGGTGTTTATACCTGCGTCCCAAAGGCGCCCACTTCGAATGGAATAATCATTGACACAAAGGTAACAACCACTACTAACGCCGACGGCTCTACCACGACCACTAAAACAGATACCGCCACTCAAACAACCTGTACAAATATTGGCAAGTGCACTACTGGCACCACGACCAATACGACTACCACGATTAAAGACGCTAATGGGAATACAACTTCCACTAGCGGTTCCTGCAAGGGCGATAACTGCCCCGATGAAAACACCAACCCTGATGGTAATGGCGACGGTTTCGGCGACTGTGTTGGCGATGATTGCGGGGAGGGCAGTGGTGGTACTGCTCCAGGTGATGCCGAACTTGAGGAGGTTGCAACTTTCGGTGAGTCCGCTGGTAATTTCCTTTCCCGGGTTGAGGGCGCTCCAATCCCCAGGGCGCTTCATAATTTGCGAGCGCCTTCAAGTGGCAACTGCCCAACATATGCGACTGATCTTGGCCAGTACGGCACGCTTAAATACGACTCCCACTGCGTGATTATCGAGGAAAAGCGAACCCTTATTTCGCTGATCGCAAAAACGCTTTGGGCGCTATTGGCTCTATGGATAGTGGTGGGGTGACTTATGTTTGAGGGACTTATGAATTGGCTTCGCGAGCGATATGAGCAATTTCAGGATTGGCTCATTGACTTGCTGCTGTGGATACCCCGCAAGTTGTGGGCTGAGTTCCTGGATGAAATGGCCGAACTTATCGAGGGGCAGGAGGTGCCTGATTTCATTGGTCAGGCTGTTGCACTTCTCGGCTCCTGGACTTCTGACGCGGGTTATTGGTTCACAGTCATTGAATTCAACTGGGGTATCAGCCTGGTCATGAGTGCCATCGGCATTCGCTGGGCCTGGTCAAAGATTCCGTTTATAGGGAATTAGGGCGATGGCTATTCATGCTTACTTCGGGCTACCAGGCGCTGGGAAGTCCTATGGCGTTGTCGAGTATGTGGTTATCCCGTCGCTGAAAGAGGGTCGCCAAGTTGTCACGAACATACCGCTCGAAGGCTCTCTGCTGACCAGTGTCTTCGGTGGCGAGGTGGTCCAGCTCCCTGACGACTGGCACGAGGTCGAGGATCTGTCGTCCCTTTGCCCAGCTGGTTGCGTCCTGGTGCTCGATGAGGTTTGGCGGAAGTGGCCTGCAGGCCTCAACGTCAACCGCGTCCCCAAGCATGAGATGGCACTGCTCAAGGAGCACCGCCACCGGGTTTCTGCTGACGGCAAGGCCATGCGAGTCGTGCTGGTGACCCAGGAGCCCAGCGACCTTGCGACTTGGACCCGCAAGCTTGTCGAGGTCAGTTATCGCATGGAGAAGCTCACCGCGGTCGGCCTGGGTAAGCGCTTCCGGGTTGATATCTACAAGACTTGCCCGACCGGCGACTTCCCGCCTAAACGCTTGCTGATCCGCCAGACTCAGGGCACCTATAAGCCTGAGATTTACCAGTATTACCGCAGTGCCACCCAGTCAGAGGCCGAGACCCTCAACGTTGGCGACGAAACCATCGCCGATAAGCGCGGTTCGATCTGGCAAAGCAAGTGGCTGATTTTCTGTCTGGTTATCGGCGTGGCGTTCCCGGTTCTTGGTGTCTGGGGTGTTATCGACTTCTTCGCTCGGGGCGCCCAGGAAGCGCCTGCAGAGCCTGTTCTCGTAAATCCCATGCCTGAGCCTGCCCAGATGGTCGCTGTTTCTGCTGCGGCGCCTGTAGAGGCTCCTGAGCCTGTTCTCGCCGTCAATCCTGCGCCCGAGGTCGCCGGTGATGGCTCTCCGCCGATAAGCCAGGCTTGGCGCGTTGGTGGCTTCGTCTCGATGGCTGACAAGGATGCTCCCGAAACGCCGGCTGCCTGGGATTCCGTCGAGGGTTATCAGGGTGGCGACCGTAAGCCCATCAGCCGAACCACGAGGGTTGTCCTGCAGGGGCCGTATGGCCATCGCTTCGTCGCCCTGGATCGCTGCCAGTTTTATCCCGAGGGCATCGACGTGTACTGCGACATTGACGGAGAGCGCGTCACGCCTTGGTCTGGTGGTGGTCAGATGGATGGCATGGTTAGCGCTGGCATCAGCCAGGCCGGGCAGACGGTCGGCGTTCGCACGCAGCAGAGCGAAGGGAGAACGCCGACCGACTGATCCGGCCGCATCTTGCCGGTTGAAACTGCTGGCCCTGGTGACACCTAACAAGACCCAAGGCTTCGCATAATGTATATTATGTTAAACGATAAATATGACTGAGCCAGCTCAATGCAAGTCAGAGCAGTGATCTGAACTAAAGATTCGAATTTCTGGTAACTACAGGTTAGAAACGGGAGTGAGCTCTCCGTTTCTAACCTTCAGTTCACTCCATGCCCTCCCGTTTCCAATCTTTGGTTCACGAAATAATCCCATTTCTAATCTTCAGCTCATGGATGACCTTTCCATTTCGAATCTTTGGTTCACCTGCCTCTCCGTTTCTAATCTTCAGTTCGCCAGCGCGTCCATTCGATTCGGCCACGCATCTCTCGATCAGTTGATCCCCTAGACACCCGGAACTAGCCTGAATCAGTACGACTCACGTCGCGCTCAGGTACGCACGCCGATTCCCTTATGGCTCTTAGGGCTCAGAGCCGGGATTAACGTCATGAAGATCGCGCCACAACCTCTTTTTGAGGTACTCACTCGTTTCAAGAAGCTCGAGTTTAAATCCCCAGAGCTGCGATATGAGCTACCTGAGGTGCGCGCGTTCCTGGAAGGGTTTCCGGCGGCGCTTCGCGCCAAGGAGGGATACGCTGCAGTAGGTGCTTTCCTAAAAACCCGCAGCGACAACGAGACAACATTCAACAGCTACCGAAATCATGCAGAGTGCTTACTTCTTTGGTCGCTCCTGGAGGCCCAGAAGCCGCTCCTCGAGTTAAACCACTCGGATAGCAAGAGCTTCATAGCATTCTGCCTTAAACCGCCGAACAGCTGGGTTGGGCCGGTCGTAAGGGGTAGGTTCACTCGCATTGGCAGTAGGATGGCGCATGAGTCAGACAGCTACATGGTCAATGGAGACTGGCGGCCGTTCAATTGGCACAGTCCAAAACGCGATCGATCTGCCTCCTCAGGATCCGCACCTCCTCCGCTATCCGGTCCACCAGTGGGCCTATCTCAGGCAAGCCTTAATAAGTGCATATCTGTGTGCAAATGCCTCTTTGTCTATGCCGTTGGTGAGGATCTAACCAACGTCAACCCATTCGCATCTAGACGCCTTCCTACTCGTGGAGGCCTTATCCTGCGGAACGATGGAGCGCGTTCGCTGAGCAAGGATCAATGGCTATACGTGATTGATACAGCAGCTGGTATGGCTTCAGAAGACGTCCGACATGAGCGGACGTTATTCATCCTCGCCACCGTTTACGCCATGTACCTGAACGTATCCGATTTATCAGGTACAGGGCGCGACGCTCCGGCGATGAAGGATTTTCGCAGGGACGCTGCTGGTCTCTGGTGGCTCTATTTGCGTAAAGGCGGCCGGTTGATAGACAGAGTTCGTGCGCCGCAGGAGTACCTGGATGTTTACCTTGCACGTTACCGGCGCATTTTAAACCTACCTCCCCTGCCCTCCGACGACGAGGCCGTACCTCTACTATGTACCCTGAGAGGGCGACCGGGATTGTCCGACCACCACATCCGCGGACTCCTCCAGCCGGTGTTTGATTTAGCCCTTGTTCGAATGCGGCAGGACGGGTGGAGTGAAATGGAGGTTGATCAGTTACGATCGGCATCGCTCCAGTGGATCCGTAACACCTCTGCCAGGCTTGCCTCACCGAACCTCAATGTTTTGGAGTTACAAGCCGCTCTTCGCATCCGTGATGTGATCCGCTACACCGCCACGGTGCCTAATGAAGAAAGTGACAGCTAAGGGACCTGCTGCCCGCCTAAATCTGCAAATAAATCTGCAGAACAGCACATCTGCCGGCACTGGAACCCTTATTCTAGAAGCCTTAAGCTGTCATGGTGAAAAGTGCAAAAATATATGCATATTCATCAGTAAAGATCGTTCGTCCGAGCCCTCAAAAGAGCTTTCCCCACTCTCTGTGGGCTAACGCGCTACACACACTGGGGGCGCCACCAAAGCAACGTAGCGACACTATTTTCATCCGGGCCTCTGAGTCGTAAGTCACTGTTACGCCATCTTCGTTAAGCAACACACCGCCAGCCCCGATTAGCAGAGCATGGCCACCAACGACGTCATGAGCCGAGACCGGCACGAGAGAAATTCCCGCAATAGCGTCGCCGGCGGCTACGCGAGCCAAGCGATACGCAATGCTGGGGGAAGGAACAAAAGCTGCGGGCGCGCACAGCTCGGCGTTGAGTTCTGGCTTGTTAATTGCCGCAGTGCTCACCAGGACCTGGCAGCCCGCGTCCAGAGCTCGATGCGCAAGCTGAGCGCTCACTTTGTGGTTATTGCGGATAACGCTTCCGCAGCCTTCCGCCCATGAGATGCAATCGGGCCCCAGATCTGGAGTGACCGGTGCGTAGACCACACCGAGAACGGGCGTCGCATTGCGCAGAAGCCCTACTGAAACTGCAGATCCTTTATGCCCTTGTAGAAAATCGCTGGTTCCATCGTTGGGGTCTACAACCCAACAATACTCGTGGCCAGCCAGGCTGGAGCCTGTTTCTTCTCCCCAGAAATCGCATGGCAGAAGGTCAAGGAGCCCCCTGCGCAGTACCACTTCGATTTCGGCGTCTACTTCTGCCTTGTCGCCGTAGCCACGCGGCCCGCCTGGAAGATCCCACTCGGCTGCAAGGAGCTTCCCTGCCAACAGCACCTTCTCAGTGACGAGCTTTAGCAATTCCTGGTTCATGGTCGGGCACCTGCGCTAAAGACCCTGCACTCAGTGTTGCACATCTGTGGGGTTTGCTATGGGACTGCTCCCCTGCCCCCTTTACCAACTGTCGGATACCTGCTGGTAAGCGCTTACCAGCGGGGAAAGCGAAACGGATATCGAACACCGAAGACATGATGGGGATGTTGCTCCGCGTACCACATGATGTGCGACCGGCAAAAATCACGGAACGCCTCAGTCGTCCACAGCTGACGCAACTCAGATCTGGTTAGACGTAGTGAACCATCTTCTCTGTGCTTGGAGCTAAATACTCTTCCTGTGTACGGGTTGCGCTTCGGCCATGCCCGGTTTGCATTCCGAAGATGCCCTTGCGGTTTTGAGGGGTAAGCCTACAGCCAGTCACCAGTACGGAGCGCGAAGCTCCGTACTATGAGAAACCTTCGCGCCTCACGGACGAACATGAATCCAGAAGCGCAATTAGGGGTCATGCCGAGATAAAGGAAAATTAGGACATAGTGGTTCTATCCTATTGATATAAATAGAATTTCACTTGGCCTGCTTGTCCCGCCTGTCTCATGCCCGGAAGCGTCTATGCTGATCTATTTGCATGCATAGGGGCTGAGCGATGGCGGCTTTGGAGAGAACGGCATATCCACGACTAGCAACTACCCTCAGTGCTAAGGATTGAAATCTCACCCGCTACAAAATCAGCTCGCCCTGTGAGACTAGACACTCTATTTGATCCAAATCAACGAAGTGCTGTTATCGTCAAAAGGAGCATTCATGGCTCGGGGGCAATCTGCTATCGTCGGCCTATTGCCCCGCCTGGTGAATTGCTGTGCGTCGGATTGGATTGATCCTGCTAATGATTGCTAGCCTCGTGCTGCCGACCTTCGGCGGTGTGGCTTTCAGCATGCCGGCACAACCTTGCCCGATGCAGAGCGCCGATCATCAGGGCCATGCAATGGCCGATGCTCCGTGCTGCGAGCAAATGGACAAGTCTGATGGGGTGGCCAAGAAGTCCCCTTGCAAACCCGGCCAGGAATGCAAGACCGGAGGACTTCTCCAGACCACCGTGATCAAGAGCATATCCCCTCTCCCCTCACGCCCCGAGATATTGCTGACCCAGTCGGTGATTAAGCGAGAGCCCGCAGGACTCTGGCGCCCTCCTCGTTTCGTCTAATGCAGTGATCATCCCGCGCCTTACAGTCAGGCGCATCGTCGCGGTCACGTTTCGTAGTCGCGACTTCGATCAATCGCATTGGAGGCGAAAGCATGTCCGCTTTCCTTTTTCCACGCCGTGGCTTTCTCGGTGTGTTGGCTGCCGCATTCTGGGCAGCTCCCTGGCTTGCCGCGCAGGCGCAGCCCCTAACTTTCGAACGAGCCCAAGCTCTGGCCGAGCAGAGTGCCCCTGAGAACCTCGCGCGCCAGGCGCAGGTGGCATCGGCACAGCAGGCTGTCGAGCCCGCAGACGCCCTGCCCGATCCCAAGCTGATTCTAGGCATCGACAACCTGCCGATCGAAGGCCCTGACCGTTACACGCTTAATCGTGACTCCATGACCA